AGCAGAAAAGCAATGGTGAAAGCAATCGAACAGGAACTTGGATGCAAGGCAAAATACCTCAGAGTTCCATCTTGTGCCTATGAGGTTGGAAACTACACTGTTGGAAAAAACGGAGAACTTGAATTCGGGGACTTTGACGATATTGATGAAGCTGCCCCGGTTATTGATGCCTGCGTAAGAGCAACAGGGGTAAGACCAACGGAAATGGATGACGGCACTAAACAACAGGAAGAAGAGGATAAAATGTTGGAAGAAGAAAACTCAGAGAGCGAGAGTTTTGGACTTACCGTCAGCGTTCCATTGGATAAGGTGGATGTTGGAAACCTCACTTGCTTACTGGAAGCAAAGGGAGAACTTATTAAAAAGGCTCTTGGGGTTACTGATACTCGATTTACTACGGATGAAGAAAATATCCACTTTCCTTGGTTCGAGGAAGTCGAGCCGGAGGCTGTCCATACCTATACAAAATTCATTGCAGCCCTTTGTGAGATGAGCAAGAAGCAAAAACGAATCACTGCAAAGTCAAAGCAAAATGAGAATGAGAAGTATGCTTTCCGATGCTTTTTGCTCCGGCTTGGATTTATCGGGGACGAATACAAAGCAGACAGAAAGGTGTTGCTTTCGAATCTTAACGGTTCATCTGCATTTAAGGGCGGGGCGAAGAAGGGAGGCGAGCAGTAATGTTTTTTCCATCAAGAGATATTGTAGAACGAGTAAAAAACGAGTATCCGTCCGGCACACGGGTGGAACTGGTAGAAATGAATGACCCATACCGAAATTTGGCTGCAGGTCTTAAGGGAACCGTTTCCTGTGTGGACGATACAGCTACAATCCACGTAAATTGGGACAACGGAGGTCACTTGGGACTGGTGTATGGGGAAGATTTCTGTCGGAAACTACAGACAGTTAAAACTATCTGCTATGGTAAGGAGCGGACATGGGATAGCCGAGAAGAAGCCATTGAGTTTTTCAAAAGGTGTATTATGGCATCTGAGGGAAGTGAGAAACAGCGTTATACTAATATTTTGCAGGAATTGCAACAGGGTGCAACTGTATGTGGTGAAAATGGCGATTAGAGTTTGTCAGAGATACACAATAAAAGGTATGTATCTCTGGTAGTTAATGGTATTCCAATTTCCCCCCAAGTACGGGAATATACACATACCGAAAGGGAAATTAGAAAACGGAGGAATTGCCATGAACGAGAAAATAACAAACCAGATTAAGGAAATGAAGAAACAGACCATCGGAGTAGAGGTTGAAATGAACAATATCGAAAGAATAACGGCAGCTAAGGTTGCAGCCGATTTCTTTGGAACAGGACGCAGAGAGTACACTGCCAGAAGGAATGGATACAGCACTTGGAGTGCTTGGGATGCACAGGGAAGAGAATGGAAATTTCAAAAGGATGTCAGCATTGCAGGACCAGATAGCGAAAAATGCGAACTGGTAACTCCAATCCTTACTTATAGCGACATGGAAACCTTGCAGGAACTTATCAGACAGCTTAGACACGCAGGAGCAAAGAGTGATGCCACAAGGGGATGCGGAGTTCACATCCACATCGGAGCGAAAGGGCATACCCCACAGACATTGAGGAATCTTGCCAATATCATGGCAAGCCATGAAAGCCTTTTGGCAGATGCCCTTGCCCTTGATTGCAGCAGAATGAACCAATATTGCAGAACGGTAGACCCGCATTTTTTGGAACAACTTAATAAGAAAAAGCCAAAGACTATGTCAGCATTGGCAGATATTTGGTATGGAACACAGGGGGCTAACTACGGAAGAAGCCAACATTACAACGACAGCCGATACCATATGCTGAACCTCCATGCCACCTTTACAAAGGGAACTATAGAATTCCGACTTTTCCAATTCGATGCTCCGGCAGAGGGAAAACGAAACGGACTCCATGCCGGACAGCTCAAAAGTTACATCCAACTTTGCCTTGCACTCAGCCAAATGTCAAAGACGGTACGCTCTGCAAGTCCAAAGCCACAACAGAATGAAAATCCAAAGTACGCAATGAGAACTTGGCTCCTTCGGTTAGGATTTATCGGAGAGGAATTTGCAACAGCAAGGGAAATCCTTACAAAAAGACTTGCGGGGGACACAGCCTTTAGAAACGGAAGGGTTGCTTGAAGGACTCAGCCATGAGGCCTGCCTTAGCCGCTTCGGCGGTCTTAAGGTGGTAGAAGGGGATGAACTTCGGAAAGGATGGATTAGCAAATGGAAAAAAGATATTACATTGCGTATGGAAGCAACTTAAACATCGGGCAGATGAGAATGCGATGCCCAGAGGCAAGAATCATCGGAACATCGATGATAGAAGATTACGAACTGCTCTTTAAGGGGAGTGGGACGGGGTCTTACCTTACAATCGAGCCAAAGGCGGGAGCAAGCGTTCCGGTGGCTGTGTGGGCGGTCACAAAGGCGGACGAGGCTGCCTTGGACCGATACGAGGGCTATCCGACCTTTTATTACAAGAAAGAGATGGGGTTGGCAATCAAAGGCATCAAAACAGGAAAAATCAGAAATAGAACAGCTTTTGTATACATCATGCACGAGGACAGACCCATCGGAATACCGAGTGATTATTATATTGATATCTGTGCGGAGGGCTATGAAGTATTTGGTTTTGATCAGAATTATCTGGTGGCGGCATACACCAAAAGTATCGGGGAGGTGAACTGAATGGGAGAAAAAGTAATCACTACAGCAGTTTGTCCGAAATGTGGTCGGTTTTATCATGGCAGATCTGCATTATCAAGAGTGGACAATCAGACTTTTATTTGTCCGGACTGTGGGACGAGAGAAGCCCTCACCAGTATCGGAGTGGATGCGGATGAACAGGAACAGATTCTGCAAACCATACACCAAAGTGGGTGTGAGTAATGAAGTAAGATACACAAATTTTAAGGGACTCGGACGGATCCTTTTTTCGTGGAGGTGGTACGCATGGGCAAAATGAAAAAATTCAAGCCGACAAAGTTTATGACCGAAGGTTCACGTTACGATAAAGAGCAGGCAGATTACGTGGTTTCCTTCATTGAGTGTCTGTGCCACACCAAAGGGAAATGGGCTGGAAAACCATTTATTCTTCTGCCTTGGCAGGAAGAAATCATAAGGAATATATTTGGAATACTAAAAGCAGATGGTAACAGGCAGTTTACAACAGCTTATATAGAAATCCCAAAAAAGAATGGAAAAAGTGAGTTGGCGGCTGCCATTGCGTTGTATCTTCTGTACGGTGATGGGGAGGCATCCCCGGAGGTGTATGGTGCTGCCGCTGACCGTCAGCAGGCATCCATTGTATTTGACGTTGGTCTGAATATGGTGCAGATGACTCCGGCTTTGGATAAGAGAAGCAAAATCAAGGCTGCCACTAAGCGGATTGACAATCTGTTCAATAACGGATTTTATCAGGTACTGTCTGCCGAAGTTGGAACCAAGCACGGACTAAACGTAAGTGGATTGGTGTTGGATGAGGTACACGCACAGCCGAACCGTAAATTATATGATGTTCTGACAAAAGGCTCTGGTGATGCAAGGGAGCAGCCACTGTACTTCCTTATTACCACAGCCGGAAATGATACCAACTCCATCTGCTACGAACTGCACCAGAAGGCTTTGGATATTATTGAGGGGAGAAAGATTGACCCGACATTTTATCCCGTGATTTATGGGGCATCTGAATCCGAGGACTGGACAGACCCGGAAGTGTGGAAGAAGGCAAATCCATCACTTGGCGAAACCATTCAGATGGAAAAGGTCGTAGCAGCCTGCGAATCGGCAAAGCAGAATCCGGCAGAGGAGAACAGTTTCCGGCAGTTACGTCTGAATCAGTGGGTAAAACAGGCTGTCCGTTGGATGCCGATGGATAAGTGGGACGGCTGTGCCTTTTCAGTGCGGGAGGATGACCTTGAGGGGCGTGTATGTTATGGCGGTCTTGACCTTTCAAGTACAACCGACCTTACTTCTTTTGTTTTGGTGTTCCCGCCGATTGATGAGAAAGATAAATATACAGTGATTCCATATTACTGGCTGCCGGAGGAAACATTAGACCTTCGTGTGCGTAGAGATCATGTCCCGTATGATGTATGGGAAAAACAAGGGTATATCCAGACAACGGAAGGAAATGTGGTGCATTACGGATATATTGAGAAATTTATAGAACGGTTGGGAGAACGATTTAACATTCGTGAGATTGCATTTGACCGATGGGGAGCAGTACAGATGGTACAGAACCTTGAGGGCATGGGATTTACAGTTGTACCGATGGGGCAGGGATTTGCATCAATGTCCCCTCCAACAAAGGAACTTATGAAACTGACACTGGAGCAGAAGATAGCTCATGGCGGGCATCCTGTTCTGCGTTGGAACATGGATAATATCTTTATCCGGACGGACCCGGCAGGAAACATCAAGGCAGACAAAGCCAAGTCTACAGAGAAGATTGACGGTGCCATTGCAACAATTATGGCACTGGACAGAGCAATCCGTTGTGGGAACGATACATCAGAGAGTGTCTATGATAGCAGGGGGTTGCTGGTATTTTGAAATAATTTGCAAATGTATTGCACTTCGCAAGCAAATGGTTTATACTATGCTTAGATTGGAGGCGATAGTATGGCAAGAACATCAAGCATATATGCAAGAGTGGAGCCTGAAATAAAAGAGCAGGCCGAGAGTGTTTTGAATCAACTTGGCATTCCTATGTCGAATGCGGTAAGTATGTTTTTAAGGCAGGTTGTATTACAGAAAGGTATTCCTTTTGAAATGAAGTTACCAACGAGAACACCTGTTGCAATGGGGTCTCTGACGAAAGAAGAACTGGATGCAGAAATTGGAAGAGGAATAACGTCGATTGAAGAAGGAAGAGTCTATTCGGCAGAGGAAGTTGAAGCAGAAATGCAGAGGGACTTTGGCGCATGAGTTATAAAATACAATATTCTGCTGAGGCTAGGCTGGACTTACGCGACATCTATAATTATATTGCTTTGGAACTTTTGGTGCCGGATACGGCAAAAGGACAGACAAGAAGAATTATGGATGCAATAAAAACATTAGATACATTTCCAATGAGATATTCTTTATATAAAGACGAGCCTTGGAACAGTAAAGGACTTAGATTTTTGCCGATAGACAATTATATGGTTTTATATCTGCCAAATGAAGAAATGGAAACCGTAAATATTGTCAGAATTATGTACATAGGCAGAGATATCAGTAAACAATTAGATTAATAAAGAGAAAAATAGTTGAAACCGGAATCCCTCGCAAAACACGGCGTTTCACAGCAAAAAAGAAAGGAAAATTTTTATGATAAAAGTATGTTTCGTCTGCCACGGCAATATTTGCAGAAGCACAATGAGTCAGTTTGTTTTTCAACAGATGATAAACAACTTAGGGCTCAGGGATGAATTTTATATTGATTCGATGGGAACGAGTACGGAAGAATTGGGAAATCCGCCGCATCCGGGGACGCTTCGGAAACTGAAGGAAGCGCGAGTGGAGGTCTTTCCGCACAGGGCGACGCAGATTTCGTGGAAAGATTACGAGCGGTTTGATTATATTATTGGCATGGATAAGTGGAATATTCAAAATCTCAATCGGATTTTGAAGGGGGACCCGGAGAATAAAGTGTACAAGTTTCTTACTTTTGCCGGCTCGTCCAGAGATATTGCGGACCCATGGTATACCGGAGATTTTGACGCTACGTTTGAGGATGTTGTAGAGGGATGTGGAGCTTTTTTGTCATATTTGAAGGGGAACGGTCTGATTTAGGTTGAAATTTTTGACTATTTTCAGTATAATGTTCCATGTAGGGGGAATGTGAGAATGAAGTCTGGATTAAGGAAATCATTACTATATGTGACAGTCATCCCGATTATTTTGTTTGGAATCATTATTATTGTATATTCGTCCAACCAAATGACAAAGGCGATTTACCAAGAGGTGGAATCCGGTCTTAGGAATGTGGCGCAAACGGTTTTGTACGTATATGAAAAGGACTATCCGGGGGAGTACCGGATGGAGAAAGACACCTCTGAAATTTATAAAGGCGACCAAAAGATTAGTGAGGCTTACGAAATTTTGGACACTTACAAAGAAATATCAGGGACGGATATTACGATTTTTTATCAGGATTTACGTATTCTGACGACGATTTGCTCCTCTGACGGCGAGCGGATTGTGGGGACAAAAGCAAATGCGGTTGTTACAAAAGAAGTAATGAAACAAAAAAAAGAACGTTTTTATACAAAGACGAAAATCAGCAGTGAGAATTATTTTTCTTATTATTGTCCGGTATATGACTCGACCGGAGAATGTATTGGCATGGTATTTGCAGGGAAACCGTCACAATATGTGACAGAACTTGTCCTGAAAAAAGTAATTCCGATTGCCACGATTATATTGATTGCGGTTTTTGTGATTATATTGATTATGTGGCATTACTCGAGGCATCTTACCAAATCCATGCAGCAGCTTCAGAGCTTTATTACGAAAGTGGAGAATGGAGATTTCACGGCGGCGCTGGGGAAAAAAGTGGCTGAGAGAAAGGACGAGCTTGGGATGATTGGGCGAAGCGCCATTCAGATGCAGTCATCCTTGCGGGATTTGGTGGAAAAGGATTCTCTGACCGGCTTGTACAACCGCCATTACGGAGAAGTATGGCTCAAACGGATAAAAAAGGAGTCGGCGGATACAGGAACTCATTTCTATGTTGCCATTGCAGATATTGATTTTTTTAAGAAGTTTAATGATAAATATGGACATGATTGTGGAGATTTGGTGTTGAAACAGGTTTCCAGTGTGCTGCAGGCAAGTATGAAACGAGTTGGGTATGCTGCCCGTTGGGGTGGCGAGGAATTTCTGCTGCTGTTTACGGATGTGGATGATGAAAATGCACAGAAACGGGTAAATGGTGTGGCAGATACCATTCGCGGCATGAAAATACGGTATGGCGGTGGAGAATTAAATGTTACCGTGACAATTGGTATGACCGCAGGAGATGCCGGAAAAGGCGAAGATGAGATTATAAAGATTGCGGATAATGCCCTGTACCGAGGAAAAGAAAATGGAAGGGATCAGGTAGTCGTTGGATAATGAACACGAACAGAGAGGAAGGTGTATATGAGAAGAATAGCTTTTTTGACCAGTGGTGGAGATTGTCAGGCGTTGAATGCGACGATGAGAGGTGTGGCAAAGACGCTTTTTAATGCGGATCCGGATGTAGAAATTCTTGGTATTTTAGAAGGCTACAAAGGATTGATGTATGAGAATTACAGAAAAATGCAGCCATCGGATTTTTCCGGAATTTTGACGGAAGGCGGAACGATACTTGGCTCGTCCAGACAGCCGTTTAAGCAGATGAGAAAACCGGATGCAAACGGCATGGACAAAGTGCTTGCCATGAAAAATACGTATCATAAATTGAAGCTGGACTGTCTTGTGATTCTTGGTGGAAACGGGACACAGAAAACGGCCAATTTGCTCAGCGAAGAAGGTTTGAATGTCATTGGACTGCCAAAGACGATTGACAACGACATATGGGGAACGGATATGACATTTGGTTTCCAGAGCGCCGTTGATATTGCGACAAACTGTATTGACTGTATTCACACGACGGCATATTCTCATGGGCGTGTGTTTATTGTCGAGGTAATGGGACATAAAGTGGGATGGCTTACGCTTCATTCCGGGATTGCCGGAGGGGCAGATGTCATTTTGATTCCGGAAATTCCGTACAATATTGATTCGGTAATTTCTGCGGTGGAGAAAAGAGCAGAAGCCGGGAAACGGTTCTCGATTTTAGCGGTGG